TCTGCCTGTGTAGTCATAGTAGGTACCAGAGCGGGCGGCAAGACCGCCACGCTCCGACCATAGAACAAGTTTGTCCCACTTAATTGGGGTAAACTCGCCATTGTAAACAATGTAGTTTGAGTAGGAAGGACTTTCAGGCTTGTGGTCATCAATATTTTCTTGTCTCTCGACCCATAGACGACGGAATGTGGATGGACCACATAGCCCGTCAGCCTTTAGCCCGTAGCGCTTTTGAAAACGCTTGATAGCACGCACCAGCTTATCATCAAAATGCTTCTCACCAAACCAAGTTGGTTCCCAGCCTAGGCTGGTGGCAGATGATTGATTGTAAAAGTCCTTGTCCATTCAGTCTATTACCCCTATTACATAATTCTCTAAAATAAGATAGTAAATAGAGTGCTCAACCCTTATTTCCTGTAACATTTTCTTATCGATTATGATCTTTGCATTACCATGAACAGGAATACAAACATCCTCTGCCCACCCTAAAACATCCACAGTGATATAGTCTTCTGTTGGGGCAACGTAGTCATCTGGCAGAAGAATGCCGCTTTCTGGTTTTGCTTCTGGTGGAGAATAATCCACAAGAATGTGACGATTTACGGGCTTAAACACCATTCACCTCCTTTTTAATCAGCTTCTCATGCTTTTCATAATCACTAAAACCCATGAAAGTAGTAGTGCGACTTCCACAAGTTTCACAAACCATGTCAAAATGAACGTTTCGTCCAGCAGTTGCCTGCCCCTCAGAAACAGGCTTCCATTTACAAACAACAAGGTTCTTATTTTTACAGTTTTGTAGCTTCTCTTTTTCTGTTAGTAAGTGGTTGAACTTCATAATACCTCCATTAGATTATACATGAATCACCATCACAAAATTTGGTTCCTTCGCCGCCTTCATTAGTATCAAATCTCTGAACTGGTGTAATGTTTTCGGACATAGCTTCGTATTGCTCTCGGGTTATAGGCTCGTATGGAGCCTGAACATAGCCAGTCTCTTCATAGCGCAAGAAAGATACAGCCTTTAGTCTAGTCTCATACATTTCTAGAGCAGTCTTGATATCATCAGCCTCTTCCGGCTTAAAAGTTACTGTAATTGACACAGAGTTATCAGCCCAAAAATGCTGATATTGTGCGGCAATTTCTAGCTGCTCCCACATTGTAATCTCACGCTTGCCCTTTTTGAAGTGCTCTTCGTGAACAGGGAATTCTACACACATAGTATTTGGCGAGTAGTGGTCGGGTTCAATCTTGTAGCCTGCCGCCTCAAGAGCAGGAAGCATGTCACTATCGGCAGCAAAACGAATGCGACGAATATAGTATTCATCTTCGGGGTAATGAATGCCGGGGGTAGATCCGTTGAGAAGGGAAACAGTACCCGAAGGCTTAATGCTGGTCATACGCACAGACTTCGGAATACAAAGCCAATCAGAATACTTTGCATCAAGCTTCAAAACATAATCATAAGCATCATCACACCACTGCAATAGCTTACGACGACCAAACTTATTAAATGCCTGAACAACGCCTGACTGGGAAAGACCAATGCGGCGGTTCTTGAGCATTTTTGCGTTAGTCTCGGCCCAATGAGTATTGGCAAGAGTTACGGTTTTGCCATAGAGATACGCAATCTTAAGTGTAGCTAGATAATCCTCATAAGTTTCGTGCTTTGCAGGGAAAGTTTCAACAAGACAACAAAGCTCTGCATCCTCTAGCTGCTGCTCAACACAAGGGTTGAAGCCCATGACGTTCTTATCGTCGTCACGGGGAGGATCAGCAAACCGACCACGGGTTCTTGCGTTATCTAGCCAGATATAGCCGGGCTCACCATTTTTCTGTGACTGCTCTGCGTGCCAAGTATAGTCTTGCCCAACAACAGCATGAAAAGAGTTGTTTGAACCCCAACGATGGTGAGCTAGCTTTTCAGAATCATTCTTCATCTGAAGATAATCAAAGTCATTGTGGCTACCAAGTGCAAGCGCAGCAGAACGACGAACATTGCCTGCCACAACACAACGACCAATCAAATTTTCTGTATCTACAATATCAACGGATGTAATCTCTTGTCCTATTCTCCCACTATAAAGTTCAGTAAGACTATTATGTAGCTCCATTAATGGACCAAAACCACTAGAAGTGCCACCAAAACCCTTAATTGGGGCACCGTAGGGACGAATAGCAGAGTAATCAAACTTAGGGACCTTAGCCCCAAACAAGAAGCCATTGAGAAGAATCTTTACAGACTCAACCCAGCCCTCGCGAGAGTCATCGATGGCGTAACTTTCGTTGGTAAACTCTGGCTGCTGAATAGTTAGCGTGCCAGCACCAAGCGTATCAAAACCAACACCGATACCAAGCATAAGAGCATCCATCATCCATGAGAAAAGATAACCACCCTTGGTGTTTAGTTCTCGGGTTGAACGAAATGCGCAGTTAAAAAGGCCCGCCGCCGTTCGTTCGTTTACAAACTTTGTTCCCATCATCCATAAACCACGACCGGGTGGTGTCCACTTCAAATTGAAGAGTCGATCATAGGCATCTTTGGCAGTTTTTTGCGACTTGCTATCATTCCATTCAAGACCAAGCCTATAAACATGCTGCTTCTGCATTTCAAACATACCCTCAATGACGCGACGACAGGTCTGGTACCACTCTTCCGAGCCGATTGCCTCCTCATCAAATTCGTTTAAACGACGAGCGTAAGTACGCTTAAAGGTTACATATCCAAGTGGACCCCAAGGGACTTCACGATCCTTATACTGGTCAATAAATGTATCTGATAACTTAAATCTACGAATGTGTGTTCTCATTTAGCGGTGCTCCTTATTTTTCTAAACTTATCGTATTTGCTCTTCAATATTTCCTTTTGCTCCTTTGCTGTAACAGCAATAGGGCTAGAGGCAACCTGTGACGCACCCGAAGGAGCGGCAGGGCGACCTAACATTTTAATACAGACATTGGAAGTGTCCATAAACAGATCGTAAACAATGCCATCGGGACCGTTACGATTCTTCGCAATAAACATTTTTGCCTTGTTGTTCTGCTTATCCTCGATAGTACGAGAAAGGGTGCAGATAAAGTCAGCAACGAAGCATTTGTTAAATGCTTCAGAAATCTGCTCCATTGTAACAACTTCGGCATTTAGACCAGAACGATTGGTCTGAGAGGCAGTCCAAATAGGGCAGTTGAACTCATTGGAAAGCCCTCGTAGCTCCTCGTAGATTGACTCCAGTTCTGTTCTTTTTTCTTTCCGCACCACGACAGGTCTTAACAAATCTGCGTAGTCTACGATAATCATACCGGGCTCTATGCCTCTCTTCACTAGACGGGAAAGGTGGGCCTTGATAGTATTTGTTGAGGCAGACTTGGTTGGATACTCTTTGACGATTAGGGTTCCATCAAGATCCTTGATCTCTTCAAAGATTTCCTCCTTGAAGTTACCGAGATCTGATAGAGGATACTTTGTAATGCAAGAATCGTAGCGACAAGCAACAACTGTATCTTGAAGCTCTAGGGTGTAATGAACAACGGTCTTGCCTTCCTTAATCGCTTGTGAGCCAAGGTGAACAAGAGCCATAGACTTGCCTGCTCCAGTGGGAGCAATAACAACGCCAAGCTCGTTCCTACCAAGGCCGCCACTAGTGATCGTATCGATCTCACTCCACCCTGTTGTTACGGGTAGTCTGAACTTTGGCTTGTATCGCTCTTCAAAATCTGCGATAAAGTCGTGTCCAAAGTTATTCTCTGAACCCAGCTTTAGGGCATCGTTTATAACTTTCGAGATTTCATCAAAAGAACAGGTCTGAAGGAGGTTAACAGACTTCATCATTGCTTCTTTTAGCTTCTGCTTTCGGCAGAAGTCAAGAGAAGTTTCCTTGATGTAATCTACATCGTCACTTATCTCTGTTGTGTGAACTCTCGCAAAGTAATCACGAACCTGCTGTTGGGTTACCTCTGTTTCGCGATCAAGCTCTGTTCGTAGTATGGAAATCATAGCGTTTGTGGAAGGGTGCTTACCATACTTTGTTCTGTATTCCACTATCTTTGCTACAAATGTGCGAAGATATTGAAGCTCTAGAAACTCAACGTCTAGAACTTCTGTAATCTGATCTGCGAAGGGTCGGTCCTCAAAAATGAGTTGAACAAGCCCCTCTTGGAAGGACTTACCGTACCTTCCAAAGTCTGCTTTGTGTGCAAGCATAATGCTCCTAGGTCTCGCACTACTAAATATAACCGATCCAGATAAAAAGTCAAGGCGAGTTACGCTTTATTTTTAATCTTGACGATGCCTAACTATTTCATTGACTTAGAGCCACGGCACTTCCATTTCTTTCGTGAAAGGTCGTTGGCACAAGGTGGGTTCTTGCACTTCTTGATCTTTGCGGATCGTGCGCAGTAGGCATCGCCCTTCTTTGTACCGGGGCGAATGCGATCTCCACCACCCTTTGCCTGACCAGCCTGTCCATAGGAGCGACACTTGCCATTTACACGCTTAGCAAAGCGCTTTCCCTTTGCTGGCTTACAAGGCTTCTTCTTCTTTTCGTCAAGAAGTGCCTCGTATTCTTCTTTAATTACTTGTCTGATATATTCTTCGGTAAATTGCATGGTAGTGCCCTCGCCATAAGTAGATGCTTCAGCTATTCCTTGCTTATTTTTATAAGCTATAAAATTAGGGTTTCTGGCAACCTCTGATCTGACATATCTGACTTCATCACCAGAAAGCTTCAATAAGGCTTCTATTGGAGTAGATGGATTTCTGGCGACCCATTTTCTGGTAGGTCTATGCTTATCACTAGAAAGCTTGGATAAGATTTCAGGTGGGGTTGAGGGGTTTATGGCTAAACCTTTCCTAACATATGGATGCACATCATCAGAAAGCTTGGATAAGATTTCAGGTGGGGTTGAGGGGTTTTTGGCTATATACATTCTAGGAATATAATTTTCATCATTAGAAAGCTTGGATAAGATTTCAGGTGGGGTGGATGGGTGGCTGGCTACCGCTGATCTGACCGAATCTTCATCATCATTAGAAAGTTTAACTAAGACTTCGGGTGGCGTGGATGGGTTTCTGGCTACCATTGATCTGACATATCCGTCTTCATCACCAGAAAGTTTGACTAAGATCTGAGGGCTTGGGTTGGCATCCAAAACTAACTCCAAAAAATCTATCCTTTCTTCTTCTCCCATGCTTTGAGTGTATTTATCGACCTTAGAAGGATCTTTTGACTTTGCAATTTGTTCAATCTGTTTTTTGGCGGGATGTTTTCCTGCAATAGAACTTGCGTGTTCTTTCATTGTAGTCATGATTGGTTCTAACTGGTCACCTAAAATCTGGGAAAGTCTGCGCTGGTCAAGACCTTTGTTTTTAGCATCAACCGATATATGACCGTCTTCACCGTCAAGAACTGGTTCACCGTTTACAAATCCCACTGAGAGCTTTGCAGTTGGATCTTGTCTTGGGTCAGAGCCCTTTTTCATAACGTAGTAGAGAATGATATTTTCGCCTTTACGACCAACATATGATAGAAAAAGGTTCTGTGATTGTGTTGCAGCAGTACACCAAGTGGTGCCTTTACCCAACTGACACGAACTTTCGCGTGTATGTGGCATAGCTACCACCCAATCACCGAAAGTTCCAAGGTAAGTTGTCTCTTCGTCTTTGAGACGACGAGTTTTGGACCCCTTGGAGCCACCAAGGTCTTCTAAAGTTTGACGAAGGACAGCAGGAGTCTTATAAGCATAAATATCGGGTGACATTCTCTTTGCCTTCAAACGCTGCTTGGACCTATCAAAAGATTGTACGACACCAATAACGTCCTCTACTGGTTCACCACCCCGGCGCTTCTGGATCCACTGAAGGTATTGTGGGTTCTTGATTCCAGCATCGTAAGCGGGTTGAAGCTCGGGGAACTTGCTTACAAGATCTTCGGCCTTGCCTTCAAGAAAAAGCTTCAGTTCTTCTCTAGCAAGTTCTTTAATTTGAGACTCATTTAAGCCCTGTTCCTTCTTGTATGCAACATAGGTTGGGTTATTGTTTAGTATTTTTACAAGCCAATCATCCCACGGATAAAGTTTAGAAAGATAAATCAATATCTCTATTGGGGTGGAGGGGTTTTTGGCCAAAGCAGGATAAAATTTATCAAGCTTACGAGCCTTAAATTTAGCTAGCACTTCTGGTGGGGTGTTGGGGTTTTCGGCCAATTGCATCATTACAGCGTAGGCATTATCCCCAAAAAGTGTGGCCAACAATTCTGGCGGGGTGGAGGGGTTTTCGGCAACCCTTGCTCTGATAGACCCATCAATATCCTTAGAAAACTCAACTAACATTTTTAGCGGTATGGAGGGGTTGGAGGCTAAGCTAATCGCGACTCCACGATCTTCCCGAAATCGTTTCACATCCCTAAAAAACCTAGTTAACACCCCTATCGGGGTGGAGGGATTTTTGGCAACCCTTTCTCTGACATCGGAGTCCTTATCATTAGAAAGTTTAACTAACACCTCTATTGGGGTGGAGGGGTTTTGGCCTACTAATCTTCTAATACGTGAATCCAGATCTTCAGAAAGTTTAGTCAACAATTCTGGTGGGGCGTTACGACTTTTGGCTACTGTTTCTCGAACCCAGAAACTTTTATCCCCAGCAAGATTAAAAAGTTCCTCCGATGGGGTGGAGGGATTTGCGGCTACCGCTCTTCTAACGCGCGGGAAGAAGTCCCCAGAAAGCTTAACTAACACCTCTGGTGGGGTGGAAGCATTTCTAGCTACCATTGTTTTGACTTCTTCGTCCTCATCATCAGCAAGTTTGACTAATGTTTTCGGAGATACATCATATTCAAAAGCATTTCTAACAAAGTCTCTTTTCTCTTCTTTGCCCATATTTGCTATTGCTTTTTCAAAAGCAACAGGATTTTTTACAATCTTCTCCATTTGTTTCTTGGCAGGATGCTTACCCCCAATGGAACTTGCATTCTCCCTCATTGCATCCATAATGGGCTCAAACTGGTAGCCCAAAATCTGTGAAAGTCTATCTTCATCAAGACCATCATTTCGGGCGTCAACGGATATGCCGCCATGTTCGCCATCAAGAACTGGCTCGCCGTTTATAAAACCAACAGAAAGTTTTGCAGTTGGATCTTGTCTTGGATCTTCTCCTTTTTCGATAATGTAGTAGAGAACAATGTTTTCTTCTTTTCTAGCAACATATGACAAGAAAAGGTTTTGTGATTGTGTAGCAGCGGTACACCAAGTAGTGCCCTTACCAAGCTGGCATGAACTTTCGCGCGTGTGAGGCATAGCCACAATCCAATTGCCGAACTCGCCAAGATAGGTTGTTTCTTCGTCTTTTAGACGGCGACGTTCTTGCCCCTTTGAACCCCCAAGATCTTCTAAAGCTTGTCGTAGAGTTGCAGGCGTCTTGTAAGCATAAATGTCTGGTGACATTTTCTTTGCTTTCAGGCGCTGCTTCGCAGCGTCGAAGGCTTGCACAACACCAATAATATCTTCTACTGGCTCACCACCTCGGCGTTTTTGGATCCACTGAAGATATTGTGGATTCTTGATTCCAGCATCGTAAGCGGGTTGTAGTTCCGGGAATTTTGTAACAAGGTCTTCTGCTTTACCTTCAAGATAAAGATTGATTTCTTGCAATATGATTGTTTTTAGGCTCATCCTTTCTTTCCTGATTTTGACTTCTTACCCCACTTTCCTCTCTTGCCGCAGGCGCCGGGAGTTGGTCTGCATGACGGATATTTTGATCTTTTTTCTCCACCACTTCTACCACAAGGAGAGCATTTTTTCTTCCCAGTCTTCTTATCTTTGCGACAAGTGTTACAGTCAACCCAGCCACCTTTCTTACCGGGAGCACCCTTGCGACCAAACCAGTCCTTGAGGCTACTCTCGGAAGAAGGCTTAGCCGTTAACTTTTTTTTTTCGGCAAGCACTGCTTGATATTCTTCATGAATGATTTGAAGAAGATGATCATCAAATTCTATGCTTTCGTCTTTTTTTGACTTGTTGCCCCAGTTCGCAGCACCAACTTTGCGACACTTAACGAGAGCCCCGCTGGCATAAGCAGAAGGCCACACGTCATAGCGAGCGCGAACCTTGTGGTAGCAAGCATCTTTCTTGCCTTTTGACTTCTTCTTTTTTTCATCTAATTCGACTTCTTCTTCGTTGAGAGAGTCTTCATCAAATTCGTAAAGTTCTTCCATTTACTACACCTCGGTAATAAATAGTGTTACCTTTCATTACATTCCCTTGAAATCTTGTTCAGGAATGTTTTTAACTCTTCCCAGTTTAGTTCTCCAAAGCCGTCTTCCATCATTAGCTTGAGCAGCTCTGTCTTGTTAAAATCACACTCAAAATTCTCAAGGGCATAGTCGATGGTCTGCTTGCCCTGAACAGAGATAAGCGGAGAATACAACTGCATCATCTTGTAGTTGTGTTCGATTAAGGACCTAGACTCTTGGATGTTCTTGTAAACTTTTAGTTTTGAGTCTATATTCTCGCAGTAATCCATCAACTCATCGATTGTGACTGTTCGCTCTTCACCCATAAAAGGCAGTTTTGTCGCAATAGTCTTCATCCCAACGCGAGGGACGCCCGGTAGGTTATCGCTAGCATCACCATCCATCGCACGGGCAAGCGCCATGTTGGTTGGGTGGACGCCCATGTTCTCAATTACGGTCTTCTTTGTCTCAATCTTATCTGTTGTGGGTCTGTATACAACAGTCTCGTCATCACACAACTGA